AGCAGCTGCTGCTCCACCGTCAGCGCCGGCCGCACGCCGGCCACGATCACCGGGCCGCTCACAGCCCAGCCCTCATCTCGGCAGCCACCTCGCGGGCGTAGGCGGCTTCCTCGCCGGCCATCTTCTCGGCCAGCTCGGTGATGCCCACGTCGTCGGCGGCCTCGCGCAGCACGTCATAGGCCCACGCGCGGAAGTTCAGCGCCACGAAGGGCAGCTGCTCGACCGGGGCGCGCATCAGGATGCGGAGCCAGTCGTCGAAGGTGTCGATGTGGTTGCCGTCGTCCTTCAGCAGCTCGGCCATCGACGGCTGGGCCTTGCGGACCTTCATCGCGTCGAACAGCGGGACCGTGAGGTCGGTCAGCTTGGTGCCGTCGAGCATCGCGTCGATGGCGTCGTCGATCTGGCTCTCGACGTGCTCGGCGCGAGCCTCGGCGGCGTCTTCGCTGGCAAGGTGCGCGGCCAGGTCGCTGCTGGCGCCGCAAGCGCTCGGGAACACGGGCAGCTTGCCGAAGATCGCGTAACCGTTCATCGCCTTGTCCTCCCGCCCTCCCGCCGGGGTGGCGGTTTCGTGAGGGCATGGAATGAACTCTACCGAATGCGGTAATGCTGTGTCAACCACATTCGGTAAACTTTCTGCGACACTTGCCCCGCACCCCCACGTTCAGGGGGTCAGCCGGCCCGGCTTCAGGGCGAAAAAAAGCCCGCTCGGGGCGGGCTTGGGGGATGCGATGAGTCAGGAAGCTCGGGACGTGCTGCTGGCGCAGTGGGATCTAGGTGTGCGCGCGGCGAAGGCGCTTGAAACCTTCGCTGTTCGGCCTGTGGATGCGGCGCCTGTGGCCTCCGCCGAAGTTGCCGCCGCGGAGGAGCTGCAGTTCAGGCGCGACGAGGTAGGGGCACTTCGCGTGCTGCTGCTTCAGGCGTGGGAACGTAACCGCGCTTTGCAAGCCTCGCTGCCCGAGCCTGCTCAGAAGAGCCCGCACCAGTCGCCGTCAGCGGACATGGGCCCGCTGTTCATACCAGCCGACTTCAGCCGCCCTCTGGGGTGGTTTGTCCACCCGGCAACCCTGCATCCCAAAGCGCTTGGTTCAGAGCCGGCGCCAGATGCGGAAACGCGAACTTGAGCGCCGCATAGAGCTCGGCGGGCCGAGTGGTTGACTCGTTGGCCGGAAGGTACAGCCACGGCATCTCCTGAGGGCCCTCGGCCTTGCCGTTCACGTAGCGTGTGCCGCTGAGTTTCAGCCGCAGCATGCGCACCTTGTTGCCGTCCGCGTCGTGCGTGTCGCCGTACTCGCACAGCGCGCTCTCAAGGCGCACGCCGAAGCCGTCGAACGTGAAGTGCTTCATCACCCCTCCCTCATCCGCTTCAGCAGCGCCCGGAGGTCAGCCCTGCGCCGCCTCTCGCGTTCCTGCCGCGCCCTGAACCCCCGAGGCAACGGCGGCCCCACGAAGGCCGCGCGGAACGCCTGCAGCGCCGCCGTGTGCATGGCCCAGTCGATCGCAGCCGCGGCGTCGAGCTCGGCATTGAAGTCGGCCAGGCGGTGCGGGGTCTGGTCGACGCCCGCCTCGTAGGCCCTGAGCAAGGCGCGCACCCGCTCCTCGGAGACCTGCCCTTGCGGCACATCGTCTGGGCTCAGGCCGTCACCGGGCACTGCGTAGATCGTCCGGAAAGAGCCCCCACGCGCCCTGCAGACATAACACCTCGGCTGAGGGGTTCGGCGCGTGAATCGTGCGCTGACGCCGCGTGTGGGCAGGGGGCAGAGTGCGAACGTCGCCCGTCATGCGGCCAGGGGCCGCGGTTTCCTAGACGGGGCTCCGGCGGATGCCAGCGCCACCAGCAGGCCCAGCTCGACCGCCGCCGCCTGGCTGCCGCTCAGCGACGTGACCGCCTCCTGATCGACCTGCCGGAACGGCCAGCGCGACGACGGCGGGTGCAGCGTCGGCAGGTTGTCCGGGTCGAGATCCTTCACCAGCAGCTGCCAAGCCTCGACGCCCAGCCCGCGAGCCAGCTCGGCCAGGATGTCGACGCCGATGCTGGTCTCGGCCTTCAGCACGCGCTGCGCGGTGCCGTTCTTGAACCCGGTCTTGCGCATGAGCGGGGTAACGCCGCTGTCGCCCGGTTCTAGCCCGAGCAGCCTGCGCACGTTGTCGCGGATCACCGCCTTCATGTCGTCCATATCCGCACCGTAGCGCGAGGCTGCTACCGAATGCGGTTGACGCATCGTTACCGGATCGGGTAAAACCGCGGCCATGGACATCCACATCCCCGGCGCCGATCAAGTCCGCGCAGCGCTGGCGCCGCTGACCCTGCGCCAACTCGACCGCCTCGCTGAACTCTCCGGCGTGCCAGCGACCACGATCTACAAGATCAAACGGGGCGAGACCGAGAACCCCGGCATCGAGACGCTGCGGAAGTTCGTGCCGCACATCAGCGCGGCCTCGGCGCCGCCCGCCCAGCCCGAAGCCGCGCAGCAGGGGGTGTGATGCTGCCGCTCGACGTAACCCGCTGCGCCGGCTTCCTGCCGCAGACGCAGCACGACCGCTGCCCGCGCCGCCCCGAGTGCGCGCGGTTCCTGAGCCGCGCAGGCCACCAGACGCCCATGGCCTGGAGCGCTTGCGAGGGGTTCGACGCCTTTTTGCATGTGGACAGCATCGCCGCGCAGGCCGGCGCCGACCATCCCGCAGTTGGCACACCTGACCGGGTGCTGGCTGGAAACGCACTGCGCGCCACTTGCGCGGCAGGGGGTGGCCTGTGAGCTATCACGATTACGTCGCCCGCAAGCTGTCGCGCGTCCCTGCTACGGGCATCGCTGACGGATTTAGCGTCCCGGGCAGCTTGTTCCCTCACCAGTCCGCGCTGACCGCGTGGGCCATCCGTCGAGGCCGTGCGGCGATCTTCGCTGACACCGGCCTTGGCAAGTCTCGTATGCAGCTCGCGTGGGCCGATGCCGTGCATCGCCACACCGGGCGCCCCGTGTTGATCCTGGCCCCGCTCGCGGTGGCGTCGCAGACGGTCGTAGAGGGCCGTTCGCTTTCGCTGGGGATAGCGCATTGCCGCGACGGCTCCGAAGTGGGGCCAGGAATCAACATCACGAACTACGACCGGCTGCACCGCTTCGACCCGAGCATGTTCGGCGCGGTGGTGCTGGATGAGTCGTCGTGCATCAAGCATCACGACACGCGCACGCTGCGCACGCTGCTTGATGCCTTCCGCGATACCCCGTTCAAGCTGTGCGCGACCGCGACTCCGGCACCCAATGACTGGACCGAGCTGGGCACGCACGCTGAGTTCCTGGGCATCTGCACGCGGCAGGAGATGTTGTCAGAGTTCTTCACGCACGACGGCGGCGACACCAGCGTCTGGCGCCTCAAGGGTCACGCGCGGGATCTGTTTTGGCAGTGGGTCTGCCAGTGGGGGGCGTTGATCCGCCGCCCGTCTGATCTTGGTTTCGATGACGGCGCCTATGCCTTGCCGCCGCTGCATCTGCATGAGCACATCGTCAAGACGGCGATGCCGACAAGCGGAATGCTCTTTGCGGTGGAAGCGCAGAGCCTGAGCGAACGCAGAGACGCCCGTCGTTTGAGCCTTGCCGACCGCGTCGCCGACTGCGCAACCATCGTCAAAGGTGACGCCGAGCCGTGGGTCGTGTGGTGCGATCTGAATGCCGAGGGCGACGCATTGACCGCAGCCATTCCCGGCGCCGTCCAGATTGCCGGCTCTGACCCGGTGGACGTCAAGGAACAGCGGCTGGCCGACTTCGCGGCAGGCAAGTTTCGAGTGCTCGTCTCCAAGCCGTCGATCTGCGGCTTTGGCCTGAACTGGCAGCACGCCGCGCGCATGGCATTTGTCGGTGTCACCGACAGCTTCGAGAGCTACTACCAAGCCGTCCGCCGCTGCTGGCGCTTCGGCCAGACGCGCGACGTGCATGTGCACATCTTCGCCAGTGCGGCCGAAGGCGCCGTCGTGGCGAACCTTCGCCGCAAGGAGCGCGACGCGCTGGCGATGGCTGCAAACCTGAGCGCCGAGACGCGCGACGCCGTGATGCAGGCCGTGACCGGCTCTACGCGGCACACGAACGATTACCACGCACGGGCCCAGGTGGCGGTCCCGGCGTTTCTGAAGGAAGCCGCATGAACTGCATCGATCAAGTTGTGACCGACACCTATGCCGCCTACCACGGCGACTGTGTCGACGTGCTCAAGGGCCTGCCTGACGGCAGCGTGGGTTACTCGATTTTCTCGCCCCCGTTCGCCAGTCTCTACACCTACAGCAACAGCCCGCGCGACATGGGCAACGTCCGCGACGACGCGGAGTTCTTCGAGCACTTCGACTATCTGATCGCCGAGCTGCGCCGCGTGGTCAAGCCCGGCCGCAACGTCAGCTTCCACTGCATGGACATGCCGGCCAGCAAGGAACGCGATGGGTACATCGGACTCAAGGACTTCCCCGGCGAGCTGCTGCGCGCGTTTCAGAAGCACGGCTTCATCTTTCACAGCAAGGCCACGATCTGGAAAGACCCAGTCACCGCTATGACCCGGACGAAGGCGCTCGGACTGCTGCACAAGAGCATCCGCGAGCGTTCGGAAATGACGCGCATGGGCATCCCTGACTACCTCATCACGGTTCGGGCACCGGGTGAGTCTGAGCACGTCACGCACACGGCCGAGGAGTTTCCGGTCGAGCTGTGGCAGCGCATCGCTTCGCCGGTCTGGATGGACATCAATCCGTCCGACACCCTGCAATACATGAGCGCCCGCGAGCACGACGACGAGCGCCACATTTGCCCGCTGCAGCTCGAAGTGATTCGCCGTGGCGTGATGCTCTGGACGAACCCTGGCGACATCGTGCTGAGCCCGTTTATGGGCATCGGCAGCGAGGGCTACGTCAGTCTGCAGATGGGCCGCCGCTTTGTCGGCGTCGAGTTGAAGGCGAGCTACTTTGCGCAGGCGCGCGCCAATCTGGATGGTGCCGTGCAGATGAGCGACGACCTGTTTTCCAGGGCCGCCTGATGCCCCGCGTCTACCAAACCGTCAGCCCCTGGAACCTGTCGCTGCGCGAGGCCGAGACGCTCGACCTTTACTGCGAGACCGGCTCCATGAAGGTCGTCGCCGACAAGATGGGCCTGAGCTTCAGGACCGTCGAGGCGCACCTGTCGAGCGCCAGCATGAAGATCGGCGCGCGCTCCGGCGTGCGCAAGGTCGTGATCTGGACGCGCTACCGCTGCGGGCTCGACCCGAACGGCAAGCCGCCCGCGCTGCAGCCTAACGCGGAGGGCGTGTGATGCCCAAGTCCAACGGCGCCGGCCTGCGCGTTGTCGCCTTCGTGGCGGCCCACCCCGGCTGCACTTACGCCCAGCTCTGCGACGGCTCCGGCGCTGCCCGTGGCGGCGGCCTCGTGTCCTACATGGCCAGCACCGGCCGCATTTTCATGGCCGGGCCGCACGGCTGGCGGCGCTACTTCCCGACCGCCGAGCAGGCCGCGGCCGCGCACGACGGCCTGGTGCAGCAAGCCGCCGAGGCCCGGCGCGAGGTCAAGCGCCGCGCCGACATCGAGCAGCTGCGCCGGCGCAAGGCGCTGAGCCGCATGCTGGGTAAGTCGCGCAACACGCGGCCGGATCGCGCTGTGCAGGGCGAACCGTCGGCGCCTGAGTTCGTCGTGTCGGGCGTCCGCGTCAAGCTGGCCCGGCGCAGCAGGCCTGCAGAGCTCGCCGGGCCCGGTAGCGGGCTGGATGCGCGGGAGTGCAGGGCCTGGGCGAGTGCTGCGGCTGGGGCGGGCGCATGACCGCCCGCCAGTTCATCCTGCCGCTGGCCGACGAGCTCATGGTCGACCTGTTCGCCGGCGGCGGCGGCGCCAGCACCGGCATCGAGCTGGCCACCGGCCGGCACGTCGACATCGCCATCAACCACGACCCCGAGGCGGTGAGCCTGCACCAGGCGAACCACCCGCAGACGCGGCACTTCGTCAGCGACGTGTTCGAGGTCGACCCGCACACCGTCACCGAGGGTCGGCCCGTGGGCCTGCTGTGGGCGTCGCCCGACTGCAAGCACTTCAGCAAGGCCAAGGGCGGCAAGCCGGTGTCGAAGAAGATCCGCGGCCTAGCTTGGGTCGTGGTGCGCTGGGCCAAGGAAGTGCAGCCGCGCATCATCTGCCTGGAGAACGTCGAAGAGTTCCAGACCTGGGGCCCGCTCGGCGATGACGGCCGGCCCTGCCCTGACCGCAAGGGCCTCACCTTTCAGCGATGGGTGGCGCAGCTGCGCAACCTGGGGTACGCCGTCGAGTGGCGCGAGCTGCGCGCGTGCGACTTCGGCGCGCCCACCATTCGCAAGCGCCTTTTTCTGGTGGCGCGGCGCGACGGCCAGCCCATCGCATGGCCCGAGCCCACGCACGGCGCCGGCCGCAAGCCCTGGCGCACTGCGGCCGACTGCATCGACTGGAGCCTGGACTGCCCGAGCATCTTCGAGCGCCAGCGCCCGCTGGCCGACGCCACGCTGCGCCGCATCGCGCACGGCATCAAGCGCTTCGTGCTCGAGGCCGCCGAGCCGTTCATCGTGCGCATCGGCCACACCGGGCACGGTGACGCCGGCAAGGACAAGCCGGCCACCGAGCCGCTGTCGACCATCACCAGCAAGGCCGAGCACTGCTTGGCGGTGCCGACGCTGGTGCAGACAGGCTACGGCGAGCGCGAAGGCCAGGCGCCCCGCGTGCCGGGCCTGGACAAGCCCATCGGCACGCTGGTGAGCGGCCAGAAACACGGCCTGGTGGCGGCGTTCCTGGCCAAGCACTACGGCGGCGTGGTGGGCTCGAAGCTGAGCGATGCGATCGGCACCGTCACCACCGTCGACCACCACTCGCTGGTGACGTCACACCTCGCCAAGCTGCGCGGCACCAGCAACAGCGCCGACACCGGCGAGCCGCTGGGCACGGTCAGCGCGCAGGGCATGCACCACGCCGAAGTGCGCGCGCTGCTGCTGGCCTACTACGGCACCGACCAAGCGGCCCAGCTCACGAAGCCATTGCCCACGGCCACCACGCACGACCGATTCGGCCTCGTCACGGTGGCCGGCCAGGACTACGTGATCGCCGACATCGGCATGCGCATGCTGCAGCCCCGCGAGCTGTATCGCGCGCAGGGCTTCCCGGAGAGCTACCAGATCGAGCGCGGCGCCGACGGCCGCCAGCTCAGCAAGGCCGCCCAGGTGCGCATGTGCGGCAACAGCGTCTGCCCGCCGGTGGCTGCGGCCATCGTGCGCGTGAACTTCGTCGAGCGCGTGGCGTTGGGGAAGGCCGCTTGAACTACTACGAGCACCACCTCGGCGACTGGGCTGCCGCCACCGGGCACCTGACCTGGGACGAAGACATGGCCTACACGCGGCTGCTGCGGGCCTACTACCACCACGAGAAGCCCATCGCCGAGGGGCAGCAGTACCGGCTGGCGAAGGCGTCGACGCCGGTGCAGCGCCGGGCCGTCGACCAAGTGCTGCAGGAGTTCTTCGAACTGCGCGACGGGCACTACCACCAGAAGCGGGCGGATGCCGAGATCGCCAAGTACCGGGAGAAGGAGCCCGAGCGCGAGGCGAAGAAGGACAACGAGCGCGAGCGCCAGCGCAGGACGCGGGAGCGCCGCAAAGCCCTCTTCGACCTGCTGCGCGACAACGGTGTTGTCCCGGCGTACGACGCGCCAATGTCCGAGCTTCAAACGCTTGCGTCACGGTTGCAGTCACGTGATGTCACGCAACCTGTCACGCGTGACGCAACGGCTACCCATACCCAGTCCCAGACACCAGACACCAGAGAAGAAGGGGAGAAGGCGCCGCAGCCTCCCGCGGCTGTCGCCGCCCCATCTCCCCGGCCTGAACGCGGAACCCGTCTGCCTGCCGGCTGGAGCCCTGGACCCGAGCAGACCGCCTTCGCCGAAAGCCTGGGCATCCGCAACGGCGTAGCCGCGGCCGAGCTGGAGAAGTTCCGGGACTACTGGGCCGCGCTGCCTGGGCAGAAGGGCGTGAAGACCGACTGGACGGCGACGTGGCGGAACTGGCTGCGGCGTGTGGCCGAGGACCGGCCCGGCGTCAAGGGCGGCGGCCAGCAGCCCGCCTTCGACCTGGACGGGGTGCAGTGATGCGCGGCCATGAACCCCTGCTGGCCATGCGCCGCCGCGGCTTCCGCCCGGCCTCGGTCTGGCTGGTGGACTCGCCGCCGCCGACCCCGCTGCTGGACGGCACGCGGCTGGACTGGTGGGCCTTCCGCGACACGCCGCCGGCCGAGATCTTCGTCGAGCCCGACGACTCGCCGGCCCGCGTCGACCTGCGGTTCCTGCTGGCCCTGACCGTGCACGTGCTGATGCCCGACGCCGAGCGCATGCGCGCCTTCGTCGAAGCCGCCAAGAACGCGGGCGCGGCCCGGGTGTTCGGCGCCTCGCACAGCTACGACCCCCACCGAGAGGTGGCAACCGAGACGGCCTTCGCGGCCTGGACGAAGGAGGCCGGATGGCTGGCCTGATCCCCGACGACATCGACTGGGCCGCCTACGAGGCCGAGACCGAGTACGCCGCGAAGGTGCGGCCCGCGAAGATCTTCGCCGACGAGCTCGACGCCGAGTTCACGCCGAAGGTCGGCCAGCGCCGCGTGGTGATGGGCTCGACGAAGCTGCGCAACGCGATCGAGTTCCGCGACGGCGAGGTCACGATCTGGGCCGGCTACAACGGCCACCGGAAAAGCACGTTCACCGGCCAGGTCGCGCTCGACCTGATCGAGCAGGACGAGCGCACGCTGGTGATCTCGCTCGAGATGCCGCCCCGCAAGACGCTGGCGCGCATGGCGAAGCAGGCCGCAGCGACTGACACCCCGAACGCCGACCGCCGGCGCGAGTTCATGGCCTGGACCGACGACCGGCTCTGGCTGTTCGACCACGTGGGCCGCCTGACGCCGCGCAAGTGCCTGGCCGTGTGCCGCTACTTCTCCGAGCAGCTGCAGGGCCGGCACGTGTTCGTCGACAGCTTCATGAAGGTCTGCGAGTCCGAGGAGAGCATGGACGAGCAGAAGCAGCTGATCGGCGACCTGTGTGACCTGGCGAAGGAGACCGGGCTGCACTTGCACCTGGTGGCGCACTGCCGCAAGCCTGCGGGCGGCGCCGAGGACAAGCCGCCGACGAAGTACGACATCAAGGGCAGCGGCGCGGTCAGCGACCAGGCGCACAACGTGATCCTCGTGTTCGAGGACAAGATGAAGCGCGCCGAGGCCGACAAGAAGGAGCCGCGGCCCGAGGTCATGGCCAGGCCCGACGCCATCGTCGTGATCGACAAGCAGCGCAACGGCGCCGTCGAGGGCAAGTTCGGCATGTGGATCGACTACCGCTCGCTGCGGTTCTGCGACCACGAGAACGCGCCGGTCGACGCATACGACATGGGAGGCCGGCTGTGACCGACCGCGAAGCCCTGGCCGACATGCGCCGCGAGTCCCTGGACACGGGCGGCATCGACGTGTCGCAGGCCCGCCAGCAAGCCCAGCGCCTACGCCGCCTGCAGGCCTCGGGCTACCCGATGACGGCCGCCCAGCTCGACGTCCTGGCTGCCTGCGAGCGCCGCGTGCGCTTCGCCGAGACGTTTCCCACCCCGAAGGAACTCCCGCTGTGATCGTCATCGGAATCGACATCGGCCTGACCGGCGCCGTGGCCGCCGTCGACAGCCGCGGCACCGCCTCTGTGCGCGACCTGCCGCTGATCGCCGACGGCAAGCCCCGCAAGGTGACGCGCGCCGGCAAGGCCACGACGATGCAGCCGATGCGCCTCGACGGCCGCGGCCTGCTGCTGCTGATCCGCGAGTTCGTGCCCATCGGCGAGGCCGCGCTGATCGTTTTCGAGGACGTGCGCGCCAGACCCGGCGGCAACGGCGACGAGCACGGCAACACCATGCACAGCCAGGGCAGCATGATGCGCAGCCGCGGCATCGTCGAGGGCGTGGCCGACATCACCCGGCTCGAGGTGCGCGTCGTGCAGCCGCAGACGTGGAAGCGGCACTTCGGGCTGATCGGCAAGCCGAAGGCCGCCAGCGCCGAGACCGCGCGCGGGCTGTTCCCGCTGCTGGCGGCCGAGCTCAAGCGCGTGAAGGACCACAACCGGGCCGAGTCGCTGCTGCTGGCCAAGTGGGGGCAGGGGGTGCTGGCGTGACCCTGATCCTCCGCCGAGTCGGCCGCGGCAACCACTCCCCGGTGCGCCTCGCCTTCGACCCCGCGCGCCAGGCCGAGTGGCCGACGCCGATCGAGGCGCGACGGGGTGGGCGGCTTGTGCTGTTCGGGGTCACCTACCGGGTGTCCAAGGTGGAAGCGTGAGCCTCGTCCGCCTACTCGACGGCCGCGAGGTCGACAGCACTTCGGAGCACTGGCGCCACGAGTGCGAGGCCCGCGCCATCGCCAAGCTGCCGACGCTGAACGAGCGCCGCGCGCACCTCGAAGCCGTCGAGCAGCGCCGCGGCAAGGAAAGCGCCGACCGGCTGCGGGTGACGATGAAGGCGCTGTGGGAGGCCGACACCGCCCGCCGATCAACCCCCACCGGATGACCCGCGCAGACCGCCAGATGCTGCTGTTCACCGACCTGCCGATCCCGACGGCGCCGCCCGCTTCACCCCTGCCGAAGCCGGACAGGCCCTGGCGGGTGGCCGTGCAGGCGCTTGCCTGCCTGCTGCAGCTGCCGATCCGCGCGCCGCTGCGCGAGCTCGACCGCGACGATCTGCCCGAGCCGGCGCCGGTGCGCCGCGTGGTCTCGGCCGCCGACGCGCCGCCGGTGCAGACCGTGGCCGTGAGCAGCATCTTCGGGCTGGCGGCCACGGTGCAGTCGCTGAAGCGCGGCAGGTTCGGCGCGCCCGAGCAGTTCACGCCGGCTCCGTACCGTGTCGAACGGTCCTACGCCGACGGCACGCTCCGGGTGATCCGCCAGCGGCCCGAGGAGACGGCCGAGTGGCAGGAACGCGAGCAGCGCCGCAGGGCGAAGCAGCGGCCGCCGAAGCCGACGGCGAAGGCCCGCACGCGCGGGAAGAAGGTGCGCCAGTTCGATGGAGAGACGTTCGATGAATAGGGGAAACCATGAGTAGGGGAAAGACAGCCGCACCGTTGGCATTCCGCAGCCGCATCGTCGGCGAGGGCGAGGAAGCGCCGGATCAGCTACTGGCCAACCCGCTGAACTGGCGTGTCCACCCGAAGGAGCAGGTCGACGCGCTCGAGGGCCTGCTGAAGCAGGTCGGGTGGGTGCAGCGCGTCATCGTCAACAAGCGCACCGGGCACGTGGTCGACGGGCACGCGCGCGTCGCCCTAGCGCTGCGCCGCAGCGAGCCGACGCTGCCGGTGCTGTACGTCGACCTGTCCGAGGACGAGGAGCGGCTGGTGCTGGCCGCCATCGACCCGATCGGGGGCATGGCCGGGCGCGACGACGACATGCTGGCCCAGGTGCTCGACGGGCTGACGGCGGAGGACGCGGGGCTGCAGGCGCTGCTCGACGATCTTCGGCCCCCTCCCGCCCCTACCGCAGGGCAGACGGACCCCGACGATGCGCCAGCCCGCCCCCCGCATCCTGTGTGCCAGCCTGGGGACGTGCTGCTACTCGGGAGGCATCGCATCGTGTGCGGTGACAGCACCAAGGCCGAGGATGTCGCCAAGGCCCTGAACGGCGTCAAGCCGCATCTGATGGTGACGGACCCACCGTATGGGGTGGAGTACGACCCTTCATGGCGGAACGAAAGGGACCGCGCCCGCGGCCTGAAGATTGCGCCAGCGCAGGGAAAGGTCGAAAACGACGATCAAGCCGACTGGCGTGATGCCTATGCGCTGTTTCCTGGGGATGTGGTCTACGTATGGCACGCAGGCCTGTACGGAGACGTGGTCGCTGACGGCTTGCGCGAGTGCAACTTCGAACTACGCGCTCAGATCATCTGGGCAAAACACGCGTTCCCGATCAGCCGCGGCCACTATCACGCGCAGCATGAGCCGTGCTGGTACGCAGTGCGGAAGAACGCAACAGGGCACTGGAATGGCGACCGAAAGCAAACCACTCTTTGGAAAATCGACGGCTGGACTTTCGGCGCAGCAAAACGTGGAGCCCACGATGCTTCAACCGGCCACGGCACCCAGAAGCCCGTCGAGTGCATGAAGCGCCCGATCGAGAACAACAGCAGCCCGGGGCAGGCCGTGTACGAGCCCTTCAGCGGCAGCGGCACGACGATCATCGCGTGTGAGATGACGGGCCGGTCTTGCCACGCGCTGGAGCTGTCGCCGGCCTACGTCGACGTCGCCGTGAAGCGCTGGCAGGCCTTCACCGGCAAGCAGGCCACCCTCGAAGGCGACGGCCGCACCTTCGATGAGATCGCTGCGGAGCGCGTGCCCGCCGAGGCCTGACCATGCCCACAAACACGACCAACGCCGCCCGCGCCGCCCGGGGCCTCGAGCACCAGCGCCAGGCGCTGGAGCTGCGCCGCGCGGGCCTGGGCTACGAGGCAATCGGCGCGCAGCTAGGCCTCGGCAAGTCGCAGGCGCACCGGCTCGTGAAGCGCGCCTTGGAGGAGGCCCGCGCGCAGGTCACGGCCAACGCCGACGAACTGCGCAGCGAGGAGCTGTCGCGCCTCGACGGCATGCTGCAGGGCCTGTGGCCGCGGGCGCGCAAGGGCGAGGTCACCGCCGTCGATCGGGTGCTGAAGATCGCCGAGCGCCGGGCGAAGCTGCTCGGCCTGGACGCGCCTGAGAAGCGCGAGCTGTTCGGCAAGGGCGGCACGCCGCTGGTGCCCGGCGCGCTCGACCCGACGGGCCTCTCGACGCAGACCCTGCAGGAACTGCTCGCCGCCCGCGATGCTGCAGCTCGCCGAGGCTGACTGGCTGGCGATCGAACGCGAGGCCTGCAAGCGCAGCCTCGTCACGTTCATTCGCCGCGCCTGGTCCGTGCTCGAGCCGGGCCAGCCCTACGTGCACGGCTGGCACATCGACGCGATGGCCGAGCACCTTGAGGCTGTGACGGCGGGCCAGATCACGCGGCTGCTCATCAACATCCCGCCGGGCACGATGAAGTCGCTGATGACTGGCGTCCTGTGGCCGGCGTGGGAGTGGGGGCCGCGGGGGCTGGCGCACTACCGCTTCATCGGCGCCAGCCACGAGGCCTCGCTGGCCACGCGCGACAACCTGCGGATGCGCCGGCTGATCCAGTCGGAGTGGTTCCAGGGCCTGTGGCCGATGGCGTTCACCAGCGACCAGAACGAGAAGACCTACTTCGAGAACGAGAAGGCCGGCTGGCGGCAGTCGTGCGCGGTCAAGAGCATGACCGGCCGGCGCGGCGACCGCGTGGCCTGGGACGACCCGCACAGCGTCGAGGATGCGCACTCGAAGGCGGCCCTGGCCGAAGCCGAGCGGGTTTTCAGCGAGACGCTGCCGACACGCCTGAACAACCCCGACCGCAGCACCATCGTCATCACGATGCAGCGCCTGCACGAGGCGGACATCAGCGGCGTCATCCTGTCGCGCGACCTGGGCTACGACCACCTGTGCCTGCCGATGGAGTGGGAGGCGCCGCGCAAGGCCACCAGCATCGGCTTCGTGGATCCGCGCACGCAGGTCGGCGAGCTGCTGTTCCCGGAGCGCTTCCCGCGCGCCGTGGTCGACCGCGACAAGAAGGTGATGGGCGCTTACGCCGTGGCCGGGCAGCTGCAGCAGAGGCCAGCGCCGCCGGGGGGCGAGGAGTTCCAGCCGGACATGATCGGCGTGATCGACGCGCTGCCGGCCGGCCGCATCCGCTGGTGCCGCGGCTGGGACCTGGGCGCCACCGAAGGCGCCGGCAGCTACACCGCCGGCGTCAAGGTGGGGCTGCTCGAGGACGGCCGCGTCGTGTTCGCTGACGCGCGCCGGGAGCAGTTCGCCGTGCACAAGCGCGACGCGTTCATCAAGGCGACCGCGCAGCAGGACGGCAAGGGGATCCTGCAGAGCCTGCCGCAAGACCCGGGGCAGGCCGGCAAGACGCAGGTCGCCGGGTTTGCGGCGCTCCTGATCGGCCACGAGTGCCACTTCAGCACCGAGAGCGGCGAGAAGACCGTCCGGGCCCGGCCGCTGGCGAGCCAGGTCAACGCCGGCAACGCCGTCATGGTGCGCGGCGCGTGGAACCGGGACTTCACCGACGAGCTGCGGACATTCCCGAACGGCCTGTATTCCGACCAGGTGGACGCGGCATCGCGCGGCTTTGCGGCGCTGCTTGAGCCCGAGGCGAAGTCGATGGTCTTCTGACCCCGACCCCGTCCCTAGCATCCCCCGCCATGCCCGAGCTCATCATCAACGCCGACGACCTGCGCGCGCTCGTGCGGTCGCGTGAATCGCTGCTGGGCGGCTCGCTCGACGCAAAGCGCCCGCGGGCCTGGGATCAGTTCGGGTATCCCGAAACGCTGACGCCCGAGCAGCTGCTGGGCGCCTACCTCCGCGGCGGCCCGGCGTACCGCGCCGTGCACCACGTGCTCGACCGCTGCTGGCAGGAATGGCCGCGGGTGAAGCTGAAGACCAAGGACAAGGATTCGCCCTGGGAAACGCGGCTGCAGGGCATCCTCGAGAAGGTCGGCGCCTGGCCGAAGCTGCAGGACTGGGACCGCCGCAACATGGTCGGGCGCTACTCCGGCCTGATCCTGCGCGTGGCCGACTCGAAGCCGCTGAAGGAGCCTCTGCTGAAGGCGGCCCGGCTGGTCGACCTAGTGCCGGTGTACGAGCACCAGCTCAAGGTGACGGCCTGGAACAGCGACAGCAGCAGCGAGACGTTCGGCCAGCCGACCATGTGGCAGTACCGCATGCGCACCAGCGACCGTCAGGACACGCAGGGCAAGCCCGAGCAGTGGGTCGACGTGCACCCGAGCCGCATCCTGATCCTGGCCGAGG